AGTGATTATAGAACCAGCTACTGTAGATATTTCGCCATCTACATAACCTTTAGTACTAAGGTGGGCATCTTGGGTAGGCGTAACACCTGACACTGTATTACTAAAAGCTCTAGTACCATCAGCAAGTGTGTACTGTGGGTGGTCATCATCACCCAAACCAATCATAAGTCCATGGTCAAAAGTACCACCACTAATACTGGTAATAGCTTCGTCAACATAATACTTTGTGGTTAAATGATAATCCTGTGTAGGATCTACACCGCTAATAGTACTGTCCAATCTAAACTCGGCACTATCAAACCACATGTTAGCATCAAGACCATCACCCCAAGTAACCTTTTGATTATCTTTGAGTCTTAAATCCTTGTTAACAAACTTAGCCATTTTTTGTTTCTCCTTTTTTTATTTTATTATGACATTACTTCCGTCAAAAGCATATTTAGGTCTAAATAGAATTACATTGCGATAAGACGCTACTCCTATTTCTTGTTCCCAATGTCCATTAGTAGGCGCAATATTAGTTAAAGCGCCCTCAACAGTAGATACGTAAATCCTATCACCTTTTGTCCAAGTCCATGAATCTTTTCTCAACGAACCAGACCATAATACTAATCTTTTCTTTTTTCCTTTTCCAGGCTGTAACGCTAAAAAATCACAAGGCATAACGCTAGAATCTTTATTGGCATCACACTGTACTAACCAACCTTTAAATCTACCCTCGGTACAAATAGTTAGAGGACATCCTATACCTACATCATTTATAGCTACATGACGCCTAAAAAGTAAACCACTAGCAGTATTATTTTTATCTGGATAATCATCTAATAGTACACTATAATTAGTCAAGTTACTTAAACCTCCTTTAAGCTATAGCTATCCAATTAAGCACATAATTATCTGAATCTATATCGCCTGTGAATGTCACTTCAAAACCATTTACTGTTTTAGCTGTTATATTATAAGAGTAAATAGATGAGTCGGCGCCTTCAGATAAGTTTTCTATACTTATAGAAATAGAGTAGTCAGCATTTGAAAATACAGGTAGTATTGGAACCCAAATATCCTCAGCAGCATTAGGTATGTCTAATTGACCATATCTCTGGTCTCCTATCATAGCATCTATCTGAGCTTGAGTATAGTATCTATTGTCTCCTCTTGTGTTATTAAGATACTGTATATGATCATCATCAGAAAGACCATCTAGTTCTCCATGATCTGAAGTCCCAGCAGAGCCTCCTAAATACTCGTACGTAGCTCTTAATATATCATCATTATGAGGAATTATATAATTTAATTTTATTTTGTCTGAGCTTGTTTCTTCAAAATCTTCTGGACTATGTAATGACTGTCCGTTATACATTACACTTATCCTACTAGGCTCATACTCATGTGGTGTTTGAAATGTTTTGTTAGCACCATTAAGATCACCAGTCAGTGTTTGAGCTACTGCTACTGATGCCCCTCCTCCTTGTTGACCTGGTTTTCGTAGAATAATCATGATTAACTATCATCACTCCTTAAATTACAAAAAAATATGGGCAACAACCGCATACTCTTATAGGTTTGTATTAATTTACCTATCTTTGTATAGCAACCGTTACCCATATATTATACCTTCCTTATATTAAGTTTAGTCGTTATCTGCTTATCTATCATCTTTCTGATTATTTGCATCCTGACGAAGCGCTTTCTCAGCCTTCAGTCGGTTTGCTTCCCTGTCCGCAGCAGAAACTAGATTTTTAACTATATCCATTATAACTCTTTCGTTGGCTCTTAGTTGATTTATTTCGCCCTTTAATGTCAGTAATTGATCTGTTTTAGTATCTAAGTCGGATCTAAACCTCTCAACCAACATAACCACAAAACCAACTTCCTCTTGTGACATTACTTCTTTATTCCCTGCTTTATTAATAAGATTGTCTAGTCTATCCCTATTAGCAGTATCTTGTTGATTCATTTCCTTTACCTCCAAACCATAATTCATGCGGGGGGTAAAACCCCCGCACATGTTTATTACTGTCTAATAACGTACGTAATATTTCTTCCAGATTGTATATCAAATCTAAAAGTAATACCAGACGTAGTAGTTTCACCATAATCTCTATCAGCGTTAACCCCAGCTACACCGGTATCAGCCATCAATAACTGACCACCAACATACACATCCATATTTTTACCTTCTGCCCCTGAAGTAGATACAGGAGTATAGGTTATACTTCCAGGAAGCGTGTGCTCAGTATTTTTAGTGATCTCAGAATCTGTAGTTTCGACATATTTATCCGCAGATGAAGATGTAATAAGTCCAGATAAAGTGGTAAGATCCGTTCCAGGATCATCATACCAATTGGTAGTACCAGTGATATTCTTTATCAGGGTTCTAACTACATTCATATCATGCTGCAATGTCCCAGAAACTGCTATCTCGGCAATGTCAGAATTGTTTACATCGCTGACAAGATCGTCGTAAGTGGCTGAATTCCTAATCTGTTCTAATTGCCTTATAAGACTTCGCGCCATTTCTAAAATTCCCCCTTATGTTTTATAGTACAACTATCGAGAAATTTGTATTTCCATTATTCTTTTTCTCAATATCCGGCAAAGACTATCTTTACCGGCAAGCGGAGAAGCTTCTTGTAATGCATACTTCAGTAAATTTAAATCTCTTATACCAGGAATAACTTCTCTCGCCTTTCGAACTGAAAGCTTAACCACATCAGCAACATCTAATTTAGCAGCTACTAACGGTGGCACATTATCGGGTTGCTTAGACCCTACTTTCTCATTCGGGGAGATATCTATTGGGGAGATATCGTTTTTTTCCTCTATGGCTTCTTCTTCCTCAGACACATATACTATTTTCCACTTTTCAGCGTCTCTTAATTTAACTTTCCTTAACCAACCTACAAATTCTCTGCCCTCAGCTAAACCGTGCTTCTTTCCATACTCATTATATACTTCATCCAATGGAATTTCACCGCCAGGTTTAACTTCCCGTTTCAACACGTGAGCCCATATAGGCTGCTTATTTAAAATATACCCATTCATAATCGTTCTCCTTTTCAATGAATTAATTACCTTGTCCTATTCAGGTATTTTCCTTGTTAATTCTATCTACAACAAAATGTAGAATATTAGATAGCCTATGTAATATTATGCCGTAAAAAAATATATTAACATAAAAATTATCTAACAAAATAAATACAACTACTACGAATAATGCAATCCATACAGAAGTACAATACCCGCAGTCTAGTAAACTATGAATCCAATTAAAAAATCTATTGCTTTTTTTCCTAAAAAAGAACTTCTTTAGCGGTTCAAAAAATTCAGATTTAGTTATTAACTCTGTCAATGCTTCAATGAGTATTATAGCTAATAGATATTTTATCATAATTACCTTTTAGTAAACCCTGCGCTAATGCGCAGGGCACTATTAAACCGTTATAAACTTCTATCAATAACACCCATACCGAGCATTCTACTATCAAGACAAGCAAATCCAATTTCTGCCCAACCAAAAAAACCTTGTTTCTGGACACGAAGTAAAGTCGGATCGTCATAAGCTTCATACTCTTTTCTAATAGGCATAACCAAAGAATCATTAACAGTCAGATCAAAACCAAGAACCTGAGTTTCACCGAGCGTAGTAACAATGCCGGTAGCGTCAACGATATTAGGATTGTCAAGACTATAAGAATTGTAGGTATTAGTGGAATCACATACAAACTTACCGTAAGCAGAACCAAAACCATTAATATTATACATACCAACGGCACCAAGATGGTCTACCTCGTGAAGCTGTACATTCCACAGACTTCCCATACCAGCAGCCTGAAAAATCTCACGCCTGGTTACAGGATCAATATCTGTATCAGTCCACTCACGAATATCAGCTGCATCTTCTGGAGATACATACAGATCCGTAAGAGTCCTACCAGTTCTCTTAAACCCAACAATCATTTTGTTTATAAGTTCTTTAGAAAGATAACCAGCTCCAGTAGAAGCGGGAGCTATCTCGTAAATAGGAGCAGGACGCGAACCAAGCAGTCCCTTCCCAGAAAAAGCTGAAGTAGCTGCAGGCATAATTACCCTCCAACCACACTCTTCCTCATAATTAGCCAAGTCCTTAGCAGCTCTAGCAGCAGCTCTGGACGCTATATCTACACGAGAATCTCTCGCGTATGTAATTTTCCAATCAGCAGAAGCATCGATGGTAAACGTAGGAACGTATACCTCTTCTCCGATACCTTCAATGAAGTTCTGGGCAACATAACCCAATCCAGGGAGTACCCATACAGGAATCTCAAAATCCTCAGCGACAGGATATACAGCCTGTGCGCCTGGTGCCAGCCTCTCAACCGAGAACAGCTGACGCATAATAGATTCCAATTCAATTTTCTGCAAGATCGGAGTCGTCAGAGCGGCAGCAAAAGCTTTCCTTTTAGCTGCACCTTCAGGGGACATCTCAGCAGTTTCCCTGAAAAGCTCCATCATTTCATTTCTTTCCATAGTAACAACTCCTCCTATATTATTTTCGGAAGTACTAATTCCGTACCTTAATCCGATGTTTTATATAAATTAAATCATAAGCTTTATCCTAATTGGAAAAAGCGTAGTATTATTAATTGTAGTAACACACTGAGCGGCATTAACGCCCTTTACAACTCTACCTACGATAGTAGATTTTACATTAGGTAACGCATTACCATCATAAGTGTCGTCACCGGCACTAGTAGAATCGTTTGTTACACGAGAACCACAATTAGCAGCCACGTAAAGCAGATCACCCGGTTTCATTCTAGCATTGGTTGCAACAGAAGCATTAACGCCTGCTGTTCCAGTAAACTGACACGTATAGTGTACAGTATCCCAAATACCTAAATGAGCAACGCCAAGCGGAGCAGCGTCAGTACCAATTATATTACCATTAGTATCATACCTAGGCTGTGCTACAACATCACTAGATCCTAAATCACCTGGCATATAAAAGCCAGTAGGATGCACCTGGTGATAACCAGTTTTTACTTTCTGCATAGAAAAACCAAAAGGTACACGCTCTGAAGTCACGGCAGTCTCATTACTATAAAGGTCATACCTATTAACAACAGCGTCCTCATTAAGCGCAGCTTGAACTAAATAAACAACCGCGCCAGCATAACAGACCACTCCCCCAACACCGGCAGAACCAGTACCACTTTGGGATGTGAATTCACAAAATTGATTTTCTACAACAGGATGTCTTGGTATAAACATATCCTCTCTCCTCCTTATAATTCAGTTTGTTTCTTTAAATTTTCTGCCATTGTTTTACCCAAATTGCTATACTTAGTAAGTATATCATCACCAATAGAAGCAGTCTCCATATTCAGAGCTGCAGCCAACTGATCACCTGGATCTACATTAGCAGGAGGTGTCTCTTCGTCTTCCTCAGCACCTTCTTCAGAAGCGCCTTCGTCTTCCTCGGCATCTTCTTCAGAACCTTCTTCCTCAGTGGGATTGACCGCAGAAGGTGTTTCTTCCTCGGCAGGAGCCGAAGGGTCAGCCAAGTTAGCTTCAAGTTCAGCAACCACAGACTGTCTAATAGCTACTAATTCTTCTTTATAAGCAGCAAAATCTTCATCAGACATCTCTCTGATCTTAGCTATCTGAGCTTCTCTATCCGAACGGATAACCTTTGCCTCTTCGAGTTCAGACATCCGCACATTAGCAATCTCATCTTTTTTCATTTCTTCTAAAGCCTTTTCTGTTTCAGTAAGCTTACCATTAGAAGTTTCAATCTCTGCCCTGGCTGCCTCTAGCTCAGATTCAAGATTTTCAACCTTCTCATTAGCTTCTGTGAGTTTTACCTCAACCTCAGAAAACTCAGTTTTCTTAGTCTCCAAAACAGAAGTAAGGTCTTCGATGGTTTTAGCGGCTTTCTGAAGTTCAAGCTCAGTCAATTCCCGCATTTCTGCTTCTTCCTTCTTAGAGAAAATCGCAGTGACCATAGCTTCAACATCATTCATTAATTTTTCCTCCATCTAGAATTACCTCCTCATATATTTTTAAACCAAATAAATTCCATAATACAAGTAATTTACATTAGTCACCAACCTGATTAGTGTTTGTACCTTTACCATAAAACATTATTAAATTACAAAGTATTCATGGACAAATTACAACATTAATAACTAGGTAACGGTAGTGTACCGAAACCACGACACATAAATCCACTAAGATTCGCATCCTCACCTAACATGAACATAACATCAATAGCCGAAGAACCATCGTTAGCTCCTGCAGTAGCGCAGGTAGCAGTGATAGTATTAGCTACAGTATCCTTAGTTACGTAAACATCACCAGCATTCCAATTAGGTGTAACTGAAACAGTTGCGTATGTGGCAGCATCATATCCATGATACTTAATACCATCAGCGATTGTTACAGTAGTAACCCCAGATGCTACAGTGACAGCCCCAGCCCAAAGCATAGGATATGAATGATTATTACCCATATTCCTATAAACAGCTTTCTGACTATCGTCACCGTTAATTCTTGTCATTTTAGGAGTACTTTTTCTAGTACCCATCAAACCAAAATTTTTCTGTACCATCAGTTAATCCTCCTTACGATTATTGTTTTGACTGGCTCGTGTCGACCAGCTGTTAAACCGTTTTAATACTATCTAGCACGGTAGATAAATTCTTTAACAGTTTTTTCCTTTTGTCCTTACGATTTCTATCTTCATTAAGATCTTCAATCAAAGAAGACACTGCTCTCCTTACTTCATTTCTCAGACATTTAGGATCTGTGGTATCTCTTGAAAACGAGGTACAGGATTCTTCATATAAAGTACACCAGTTACTGTGTAGTATGTTACTCCTACCATCTTTAAAAGTACTGTCAATAACTTCTTTCTTGTAACTTACACAAATACCTACTGTATCATTGTGCACCAATGTAGACTCCTCTTTAGTGTCCTCTTCTATATCTGTAGAGGTTACATTAATATCAGATGAAATTTCAATATCTTCATCCTTCAATTTATCATAATCAAGAACTATCACACTATCGTCAACCATCTCCTCTTTCTTTGCCTCTTCCTCACTCGCCGTTTCTAAAATTATAGAGGGCGGATTAGCTGGTTTTTTAACAAAACCACAGCCGCTAAAAACAAGATCTCTTAAAACCCTGTCTATAGTACCCGAAGCTATTTCAACTTTATCTTTTATAACCTTTGCTAATTTACCTACCATACTTTCATCAGAAGCAATCCCCAATGCTTCGGCTTCATTCCTACTAATTATTAAATTACCTATCTTTACATCATAGTCTCTATAATAAGTTTCCATACTTACTTTCCAATCACCATCAGAGACCTCCGTAGCAAGTTCTGGAAATCTGTGCTTGTACATAATCCCTGCTATAACTATATGCATATCCTGTTTATTTATACTGGCATCATCTTTAGATGACGCTTCTTTCAAATCCAATAACTTACCCTCCGCATCTGTAAAAGCTCTGTCGTAAATATGACCAACTATGTCTTCCTCTTTGTGTTCAATGTCAAATGCCTTATTAACGATAGTACCCTCAGCCTTAATTAACTCAGACGGCTGGAAGTATGCATGATTTAGATTCACTCCAGAAGAAACAAAAATAGCAGTAAAATACAGTAAATCCGGTTGTTTATCTTTATCTTTGGGTAATTTAATAACAGAAGCTACAGCCTTTCTCATATCTTCTGTTTCTTCTTGAATCTCAATATCTGCCTCTAAATAAAATTTATTGTTATCCACAACCATGCCTCCTTGAAAAGATAATAAACCCTTCTAATAATAATAGGTTAGTTTATTATTCTTCTTCTGATCTTATTTTTAACAATTCACCTATAAAACCATTGAACTGTTCTGAATCCATATCCTTAACTACATCTGTTAAAGATGCCGATTTTTTCTGGTTTTGGGGTGTCTTTGTTTTATTAATCTTTTTAGTAACATTCTGCTGATTTTTCTTTACGTCTTGTCCTTTAGGACCTGCTGGCTGGGCTGGCGGTCTACCGGAACTCGGAGTACCAACAGGAGCTTTCTGCACCGGTTGCGACTTAGCTTGCTGCCAAGGGGAACCTAGAATACCAAAAGTGCCCTTCTTAACCAACTTAACCTCATTTTCCATATTCTCCAATTCATTATCATAGTCAAAACCTAAAGATTCTAAAGATGTTCTATAACTCAACATCCTACGATCAACAAGCTGTGAAAGTGTATTCATATAAAGTATTGTATCTTTAAGTACACTTTCATCCCATCTTATTTTAGGAAATCTATCAAAACCAACAGCTTCAGCTATCTGCTGATATTCTCTATAGATCCATCTAGTAACCTGTCTACGGGCGTAATTTATTTCTTCAGTTAATCCTTTAGTGATTAGTCCAGCTTCAGCAATACTGAGGGAGCCTACACCATCTATCATAGACCTTGATACACCTAAACCAACGGTCATATCTTCGTTTACCTGTTGATATTTTTCTTTGCCCAAAATAGCCTCTATTTCTGGAGACACTATCTTCTCTATACTCAAAGTATGGTTCCAAACAACATCAAAACTTTTACTAGGTGTATTAAACAATTCAGCAACAGCGTCAAGCTCTGCCTGAGAAGACACTGGAAATTCATCTGAACCTATAGTTATTTTTAAAATGTAATTAGAAATACCATCTAATGTAGAAAGATCTGCTTGCTCAAGGGCTCTCTTATATTCTATTGCATCGAATACTTTAGTAGCTCTTGGTCTAGCATACCGCTCATAAGGCTGTTTACGATAAGTAATACTGCCTACTAGACGTTCATCTAGCTGATAATCTCCACCTTTTTCAGCAGCAGCTTTTAAATCCGAAGGTAAAGACTTTATCAATAATTTCTCTGCGTCTGTTTGGTCTGACGTAGATTTTTTTAAGAGCTGTGTTAACTCTGGGGGTGGTTTTAGTTTGGTAGATACTTTATCAAATAGTAAGTTACCATCTATAGTAACCAGTAGAGGATTTAAAACAGTGTAAGATACTGGAAGATGTCCTTTAGACCATATTTTTTTCTTTGCGCCTGTAGCTTTCTTAGTTTTACCGTTACCTATTTTCTTTCCAGGAATAGGAGACAAGTAAGATACTCTAGGCTCATACTTCGATAATACTTTGTAAGTTGTAACATGACCAGTCTTAAAAAAATCCAAATAGATCCACTCTAATATTTCTTCGAAATTCACATCGAAAGTCCACGTATCATAAAACTGTTTTATATTAGCATCGTCTATATCATTTTCAAAACCTTTACATGACATATTAGCAAGCATATTAGTTACTGACCCTAAAAGGGGATCAGTATAATAATACCGAATAACACGTTTATAGTTTTCTTCGGGAGTTTCTTCATAAGCATCTTTGGGCTTACCTAAGTCAAGAACCGAGCGGTCAATAGCGTCCCTAGATATAGTTGAGCTACGTTCTTTAAACTTCCTAGGTATAACAGCTTTACTAGCATCTATTGTTGCTAAATTTTGTTTTGTAGGCTCAAGATAAAAAGAAGCAGAACCATCACCAGCCACTTCGATCTTCTTTATACCGGCATCTGGATACTTCTTCCTTAATTCACTTGTAACTTTGCCTATTTCTTTTTCGTCCATTAAAATTCTCCTTAGCTAACGCTTCTTAATAATGAACCAGGTGCTTCGGTTCCTGATAGTGTAACCGGTTGGATATACGTAGGATCTCGTCTACCTAATTTATCTTCTACTTCATACGGTATATTACCAACAGTTCTGTATTTAGTATAATCATCTTCTTTACTAGCCATAAGTAATCCCTCCTTTATTATATAACTACTACTAATTAAGAGGTTAGTTTATTTAATCTTTTTATGTAAAACAGCCAAATTACGTCCACCAACTCCAATAGCAGGACCTTTTGTATTAAAAGTTTTAAACTTATTTTCGTTTCTCATTCTAACACAACCGCTACTATTATGAAGAACCAGTTCTGGTTCTCCCTCTAGTTCTTTCTCTACCATTCTAACTCCATGGGCTGCGAGTATTATAGCAGAGTACAAATCCTTATTCTGTCCTTTAGTGGGTGTATCAAAATGTAACAACCCACTGGACGTCTGTGTAACTATTATATTTAACATTTGACTTTTAAGTTTTTTAATGCTTTCATAAGCCACTGCCTCAGCATCTAAAGTGGAAATTGGTGCCTCGGGAAACTTAAGTCTTTCATCCTCTAAAAGAGATAATGTTGTAAAGTTAGCATCTGAAATCCAAGACGGGTTAAAATTAACCATTTCAAGTATGTGTCTTCCTTTCATATGCCTATGCTCCTCGTTGGTTCGATCTATTATAGGTTCCTTGCCATTATAACCATCCTCCAACAAATCACATATAGCTTTTCCTCCGCCGCCCTTATCTACAAATATTCTCATCACGTTGTAGTTTTCACATAATCTTTGAACAAATGTAGTCATGTCTTGTGTAGTATTCTTTTTTAATTCTATAACATTAGCCACTCTATTAACAGGACCCATCCTAATAATAACTACACCGCAACTAGCACTACCACCCTGATTAGGGTCCATACCTACAATGTATTTAGCCGATGAATCTCCTCGTAAATCTATGGAAAAACCACTATTACGAGTACAAGCCTCTATCAAAGACGCTTTAAAAAATCCTTCTGAATCAGAGATCATTTCTGCTTCATACTCCATACGGAACTCAGCACTAGACATAACACGCTTAGCTTCAGCAATATTATCTGCATCTGAGAACCCTTCTGGTAAATCCGTATATGGTACCTGGTGTACAGAATAAGTAGATTCATCATCCCCATATCTTTCCATCTGTTCCCAATAATCTCTCATTCTACGCCACATATGATTAAACTTATAATAACCAGATGAAGTCATTACCATTTTATTAACTGTATTTTCTTCAAAATCATCAGATGTAGCTATACCTTTCGCTATTAACCTTCTTTGTCTTTCTAGACGCCGTACATTTTCCATAGGTTCCATAGTAGTGGCACCCATAGGACGAATTACCATGTCTAAAGTCTTATCTGGAATCTGTGCCAACTCGTCCAAACATACCAGATAAAAACGTGACCCACGAATCTTATTACCATCACCCAAAGGCAAAGCCTCTACGTAAGAAGCATTAAATCCCCCTACAGCTTTAAACCTCAGATAGCATAAATCAGACCCTCTAGTAGGTCTTTTATCACAAGCCTCTCTAAGAAGAGGTGCTTTACTATACAGTTTCTCTATCTCAGAAAAAATCATTTTTGAATTATGGGATATAAAACCACTAGACCAATAACAAGATTCTTTTTCTACTTCTACATCTATAGTAGGCGCAAAAAAATAATCATCTTCTACCATCTTTACAAAGTACAATCCACGGTTATAGTAATCTTGACATTTAGAATAATTATTTTTTACTATAGAATTAGGTAAACCTATAGCTTTAGCCAAACTTTCTTCCCTGTTAAAATGTAAATCTAAATAGTTAGATAACTTTTTAGTTTTTCTTTTACATCTAAAACCTATAATACTATTAAACCTTGTAATAAATGTTTGCCCTGTAATTCTTATTTTATACGCTTCAGCACATTTGGACGGTTTATTTCTTCCTGCTAAACACCGTTCTTCTGCCTTTTTACTTACACCTAGATTAGATATTATACCTAAATTTAATAACACCGCATGAACTTCTTTTGCTAATTGTAAAGATGATGTAGAAAACCCAATAGTGCAACCATTAGTTTTTTTCTGTATATAAACATTACCGTCGGTATCAAACAGTCCTTGCAAAAAAGCTACCATGTTTTCTCTAGAGACTTTTTTAATAACGTCTGGAACTTTTTTATCTAAAGCAGTAGTTCTTGTAAAACCACACTTCAGCAAATATATACATAATTTTTTATTATTAAATTGTAATTCTTTTATGTTATTCCTTCTTGGCTGCTCTTTGGTTTCTATACCAAAATATTCTTTTGTGTATCTATGAAAACTGTCTAATAAGTCTCTATCTTCATTAACAAAATCTAATCTTGGTTTTTTATCGTTTTTTCTAAATGTAACACAACCGTCTCCAACTATCATACCAAATAAGTAAGCTAAATCAGGTGTAATCTCTTTAGGTATATTACAATCTTTTGACCTCCAACATAGTTCATATTCATCAAATGTTGGCATTGAGTTGTTATTACCAAAGTAGTTAAATCCTGTTTTTATTGCTATATAATCGCTATATCTTAGGTCCTGCATATCTTTGAACCCTATGTCATATATACTATTCAATACTACTACACCATGATCTACAGTACCTGCTAATTCAAAGCCTTTAGTAGTCTTTATACTTCTACATGCTCTATCTGGATTTTTCCACTTACTTAAAATAGTATTTTGAAAATCTAGAGACTGTGTTTTAGTTATACCTTCTTGTACAGAATCATAAAATTTTTGTGTAGAAGTTTGTAAACCACTTGAAGTCCAAAAAGTATCAAATCTGTAGTTATTTCCGGTACTTACGACCAAGCTCTGTCTGAAAACCGGGCCAATTAGTCCTACCCTATATCCTGGATAAAGCATACTACTAAGAGAAGCCAATACACCCAGCATATAGGTTTTTCCACTGCCTCGACCCATTACAGATATTGTATTATTTTTAAACCACATATCTTTAAATACAATTCTTTGGATAGGAGCAAAGTCGACGTTTAATAGATCGTATGCAGCAATACAAGGGTGTTCTCTATAAAACCTTACTAAGTCTTTACCGTTATTTAAAATGTCTATGTAATTTTTATTTGCCACTATAGATCGTCTACCTCCCCTTCACGTCTTGCAGCATCTACATCATACCTATTACCTACATACTCTTTTCTTTTTTCTCTGGCTTCTAACTCCTCTGCTTCCAACTCTTTTACCTTATCAGCAAGCTTATTCTTTCTCTCGCTATCATGAGCTACAGCTAAATCCACTATAGAAAATCCTTTGTACTCATTAGGGTCTATTCTATCCCTTCTCCTAGAAGATAAATTCTCTCTTAGTTTGTCATTCTGCTTACGTATTTTTTCTACAGAAGCTGAAATATCTAACTGCCTATCTGGATCACCTTTACTAGTTTTTAGAAGTCTTATTTCTAAAACCCTATTCATAGCTAAACTCATTATATCATCCATATCACCTGATGACATATCTTCAGGATCAAAATCAGCTAAATAAATATCCACTAAACTTTTATATATAGGTAATTCATCCTCATCAAAAATATCTTTTAGGGGTATTATATCCTTTAACATATTTTTAAACTTAGGAGGGTTCTTAGGTCTTCCTCTCATAACAACTCAGATGCCTCCTTTAAACTTATTCCTTGCCTTTCAAGATCCTCTTTTAGTATGAGTAAAGTTTCCGGTGTGAGATTGTGACTGAAATATTCTATGTTTTGTCCGTAAGCAAGTTCTATACGGCGGGAGTTTCGCATGGCTCTTTCGGTTCTAACGTCTTCAACTATATCTATACTTTCTTTATTATCTATGATCCAATAATTAAATTCTTCATTTTCAAGCCTACCATATTTTCTGGCTATCTCCTCAGAAAGAGGGTGTAGCTTTTTAAAATATATCATTAGGGTTTTAGATATTTTATCCTTAGTAGTCTGCTTATGCCTCTGTCCTGTCTTAGAATAACTTATAGATCTTTTACTTTCTTCTGTCATCCGAAAACCCGGAGGTCTTCCTCTCTTACCATTAGACATTATCGCTCACCTCTTTTACTTCGGAGTATTGTTTGCATTCACTACAAATAACTCCTACTGTATTTTTGGAAGCATAGGTAATATGACCACAGCTCACACACTGTACTAATTTATTTACTGTTTGTTTTTTGGGTTTTGAAAAAGTAAAAGGTAGGTTTTTGTGGTCGTCAACAAATTTACTTTCTCTGTGGATTCTTTCATTGTGTTTTTTTATTCCGCCTGCAGGCTCCCAACGTCTACCTACAGAACCAGGAGTCAAATCACCGAAAGATTCATTAGACAATGATCTCTTGGCGTCGTTTATTAAATTATTATTATCCAATTCTACCGTCCCTCCTTTAGTTAACCTATCCCCTTGATACTGTTTATCTCCTATAATCTACATCTACGCACCTCTTAGAAGCTATATAATCACTTAAAAATACACACAATTCTTCTGATGTGTATTTAGATAAATCTTTAACCCAAGGATTAACACTCCATAAACCGTAATGATAACCTACACAGTTCCTTATAATATTATATGAGGTTTCTTCTATAATCCTAGTAGCCTCATAAACTTCTCCTACTAATTTGGCTGCCAGATCAGGATGACTTTTAGTAGTATGACCAGATCGATTTAATCCTTGTTTACGTAAATCATGGATTATACAGGCACTCAAAATCTCATCCCTTCTATCCTCACACCCTAAACCCCTACACAACTCATAAGCCGTAGTCATAACTTTTTTTGTATGGATGACTGTACCATCCCAAGCTAACTCATCTAGAGGATGATATTTACCAGATGAACTAGCAGGACAATCCGTAAAAAAATAATCAGGAGCAGCTATAATACACAACCTAGTAAACTCTCTAATGTTCACATCATAAATTAATTTTAATTCTTCAGCAAAAACTGCTACCTTGTCTTCTTGAGTAATCATTTAAATCTCCTTTTCCTTTATTAATTCTAATACCTTACTAGGAGCATTGTAGTCACCATCTACATTATGATATTCTATATTATTATTAACCAAAAAATTAGTTATCCTCATACCTATGGTATCTGCTTCTTCTTCTGTTTGACTCCTACCGTAAGTCCTATACTTTTTAACTCTATTGATATAAATATTTATATTATCAAAAGAATCAAACAGCTCTCTTAGAAAAGGACCAAAAGAAGAAAAATAATTTTCTGGTGTATACATCAAACTCTGTATAATAGGAGAATCAGTTATAGCATAATCAACCTGGTTCTTTAGTCTGTGTAGTCTGCTATACTGCTTAGCAGTTATATACAATTGATTATCACCTTCTAACTCCTTAAATCTCTCAGCATACACTAAATCTTTAGCGAACTCAGTTACCAGTTCTACACTATCAACAAATTTATTATCACTTTTCATCAGAAAAAATAAACCTGCGGCTGTAGTAGACTTACCAGCACCCGGCGAACCGAATAAATTAATAACTCTCATTTAAATCTCCTTAATAAGGCTTAAGTGTATAAGTGTCGCTTTTCAAATTCACTCTTTCAATATGAGTAGAATTATGATTAACATTATAACCAGCCTGCTTAAACTCACCTTCTGCATAACCCCTAGGATTAGTTTCAAACTTATAGTACTTATCTTTTTTATCGTAACTAAAAGGATATCGTTCCCTAAACTTAACCCATCTAGGATTTCTAGGCATTAGTTATACCCCCTTATCTTCTAGATTTTTAAAATCTTCCTCCATACCAGACCAAGCCACACCCGATACTTCTTTATTGGCTGTCATCATACCCATCATACTCATTGCGAAATCAGGTATCATTTCACCTTCCCATTCTACACTAACAGACATGTATGCTTTATCACCAAGTTTTATAGCCATTCTAGCTGCACTATAATCACTTGACCTAGTGATTGTTGTATGGACTACCTTATCTGGATCTACTGTAATGCTAAAACCTTTCTTTTTTGCCATAATTAAATTCCTCCTTTATTACCTTCCATTATCATTATTGCTTTAATGGTACCTTCAGCAGCAACGCTTAAATCATATAAAGTACCATTATTTTCTATATAAAAATCTATCGGATAATCTTCTTTATCCAAAGCTGTCTCTGTTTCGTGTTGTGGTGTGGTTATTTCATCAGCGTTTTCTCTGGTAATCCTTATATGATAACCACCCCTGTTAATTAAAGCATTTATTTCATTCCTCTGTCTAATATCAGTTACTATAACATTATCCAACTGTTCGGTATCTATCATATCATACAACCTTCTTACCCAATGATTGGCTTCGATCTTTCTACACCACTGACCATATTCTTGCATGATTTCACGAGGAGTCCAAAAGGAAGCTACACCCCTACTACCAATATCATCTTCGACAGTCTCTTCTATAATAGGTCTTACAAATCGTTCGTCAGGTACTTCTTTTAAATCTCCATATAACTGCTCTCTAGTTAAACCGAAATTATTCACCAAATCATTCTTTAACTCATCAGCATACGCCACAGCTACAAAATTCAAACACTCTTGTTTTTGAAATTCTATCGCTAACATAGTAGCAAAAGTATCTTTCCCTGATCTAGCCTTACCGTTAATCCCTACGATCATCTTAACTCTCCTTTAAACCTTATTTTTTTCTTGGGTGTCCTTGATTACTTTATGTGTTTTATCATAAGCAGATTTTATTCTGTCCATCTGTGCTTTTTTATTATTATCTATTCCTCTGTTGATTTTTTCTCGTTCTTTTTTTGTTAGAATACCCGGTCTTTTTTCCATGTTTTTTACCACCATTATTTAATTTTCTCATCATATCAATAAACTCATCGTCCCTTGACTTAAATAACGCATCTGCTTTTTTCATAGCTTCATACACAGATATTTTTTTCATACCTTAAACTTCCTTAAGCTTTTTTGTAATTCAGTAGATCGCCTTTTAAGTTTGTCAGATATTTTCTTTTCTAACTTATCGCTTGCATCCTGCACATTTTTTATTTTTTTTTCGTACTCAACGTCATCTACTATCTCAATAAATTTAGTAACGTACAATTTACATTCTGGATCATCATTCTCCAAACGACATTTCTTATCCCCATAAAGACACATACAATCAACATACATACCATCAAATTTTACCCAGTACTTATCTATCATAACTAATCAACCTTTGTACTCCAGGCATTAACATATATAACAGATTTTAATAAAACATATTCTTCCATTAAAGAATCTCTCTGCTCAATTAGTTTAAAAATATCTATTGAATGATCGTTATTTTTTATTACCACATCTATTGCTTCCATCTTCTTTAAAATAGTGTCTATTAATACTAAAGCGGAAGACACATCTACTTCATCAGAATCACCTATTTTTATATTACTATTATTGTTTGATCTGTTTAATAATAAAGTGTATCTTTGATATTCTTCTAATAAAATAAATATCCTTTCTAAACACTCTTTATATATTCCGCCTTTACTGTTAGCCTCATCCGTAGGTAGAGAATGTAAATAGATTTTCAATTCTTTTATTTTATTATCTATATTACTTCTTCTAACCGTTAACTCTCCTATAAACATTTACTTACCTCATTAATAATATAAGCACTTATTTACATTTGTCAAGTACTTTTTAATTATTATACAACATCAATTACTTCTATCGACCATATACCAGCAACACTTAACATCTCACCTACAGCAACCGCATAAACTGAAAAATCATATTCTCCTATTTCACTAGGAGCAGTCCAAATGTAAGAATCATTGCCTGAAGAAGTAGTCGTTCCGCTAGCCGTCGTATAATAAAAATTATCAGAATCATAGTTAATCACCGTCACCGTTAAATCGACGTCTGGATTTACCGTACTTTCTGTACCAGTAACGGTTGGAACGTCAGTCTGTGTACCAGAAGTAACAGTTATCAATTCTGCTTCTAATAAAACAGCCTGTAAATCATAATAATCCTGAACCCAGTGCTGTGATAATGTAGTCATTTATATACTCCTTATTATTACCCGTAGAAATTAATTGATGCCATCCACGCAGTAGAAGTTACCATAATTCTTGTTATATCTGAAACCCCAAATGCCTGTAAATTCTCTGTTGCACCTGGAGTATACATAGTATTTGTGTATATTATAGTAGCACCAGCGTAAATAGTAAATGGTACCACCATTCCTGCTGGTAATGCGTTAAACTTGGTTGGGCGGAAATCAGTTGTCCATGATCCTATAGCTGTCAGATCAATAGTAGTCCCAACCCACTTAGAACCGTCCCAAGAACCTTCTACAGGAGTCCAATGAGTATTATCAAAATAAGATGCCCACTCTGGTCCTTAAGAAGCTACTTCTATAGACCATATACCAGCATCACTTAATATCTCACCATGAGTAACAGCGTAAATTGAAAAATCATATTCTCCTATTTCACTAGGAGCAATCCAAATATAAGAATCACTACCTGAAGCGGTAGTCGTTCCGCTAGCTACTGACTGATAAAAGTTGTCAGAATCATAATCAGTTATTGTCACCACCAAAGTACCATCCGGTCCTACCGTACTTTCTGTACCGGTTACAGTAGGAACGTCGGTCTGTGTACCAGAACATGTACCTATTAAATCCTGTGTACATAATACACTTTCTAAATCATAATAATAATCCACTAAATACGTCGAATAGTTAGACATCAGATAATGTTCTCCCTTGATGTGGTTGCTCACACATATTTTTTTAATCTAAAGCTGTACTACATCTAGCACAAAAATGTGCGCTAGACTTTGACTTTTTTCCGCATGTAGGACACTGAATCTTAGTCTTAGTAGTAATAGGTTTCTTTAAAGCTTTACCGCTAGACCTATATCCTTGTAATCTAATATTAATTACAGAACTACTTGTTTCAAGTTCTCCTATAGAACCATAAACAAAGCTCTGATCTACTTTAGAACCTTTAACCGTGATACCTTCTTCTGAGCGTGGTGAAGAACACCTCGTAGTATTAGAAGCAAAACTTGAGCTTCCTACGTTACTACACGAATAAGTAGACACAGGACTTCCGCTAGTAAAGTCTAATCCACCGATCGGAGTAATAGGATCATATGATCTCACACTATCCAAATTACACCAAATGTGTGGCTGTGGTAAACTCTCCTCAAACTGAAACTCAACGTGCACCATACCGTCGTCAACCCTATCACCACGGTAGTCAGAAATTTGTTTAGTTTTTTTAATAAACCTAAATCTATTTTTAACATAAGTCCCTTTCATGAATCCTTTTAACGAGAACTCCTCATTAGGACCAATTATTAATCCATTACCATCAAGAGCGTCTTTTCCGTCTACTTCAACGTTAACCAATGCCCTAACTGAATTTTTATTCTTCATTAAAACTTCATATTCTGAACCAAACGGTAATTTAATTATACCGCGGTTCTCTCTTAAAATTTTACCTTTATTTTTAATTACCGCAATAAAATCTTCTTTGTATACCATAATAAAATTCCTCCTTTTTTCAGGCTCTGGACTACAGCCTCATATTTTTTAAAGTCCAGTGGTTTATTATGTGAGCAACCACATTTGTGACTGCCTACTAATGTAGACAGCCTTATAGTTTTACCTAATCGATAGGTGTAACATCAACAGCTTGAACACCTTTATCGGTATCTTTCAGTTCAAACTCAACAGCCTGACCTGTCTTAAGTGTTTTATAACCTTCCATATCTATACTTGAAAAATGAACAAAGTATTCTGTTTCTTCATCTTCACCTATAAGTACAAATCCGTAACCCCTTTCGTTATTAAACCACTTACAAATACCACTAACTCTTTCAGACATGATAATTCCCCCTTAAATAATTTATAGAAACTTCTTCGTAATTGTGAGTAGCATCCTTCAATTTTAACTTTCTAGAATTAGCACCTTTTCTATAATCAACATGAATCCAACCGTAATAAGGGTATTCTAGTATAAGATTTCTGAACTTCAATTCTCTATAAATAAAATCTATAATACTAAATAATTTTATATTACTATCTATAGGCTCCATATCAGAAGCCTCACCTCTACAGTGGTTACTGTACTCACTACCACCTGTTAATATATTCAATTCCTTACTTCTAAACCCGCTTGTAATTCTAATTCTTCCGAAATAATCCCTTACTGGCTGAAGAACATTGACAGCCAGTCTTTCGATATTATCCCACTGCCACTCTGCTGGAATATTATCGATCCCTTTCCGTATCGCTATATCAGACCTAATAAATTCTTTATATTGAAAATTACTTGCGCCAGGTATACTGGCATTTAAATCTATCATAATAAATCCCCCTGAAATCTAATACAATAAATCTACAAACAAAAAAAACCAGCATTTAGCTGGTTTCTTATTACTCGTATGTTGTAGACAAAACTATACCACTATATGTCCATTCTACCATATTAAAGTGTGGTAATAATTGTCTCATATTATCTCCTATAATTGAGCAGCTAACAAACAACCGCTAGCTACAGCACACATTGGATTTTCTGCTTTCCTTATCTCACTTACTTTAAATGGTAACTCTATACCAGATAAAGCTGTTTCAAATCTCTTAACAAAACCCTTAGCCAAAGACAATCCACCAGACACAATTACTGGTATCGGTTCTCGGAAAAGGGGTAACTCTTTTTTGCTTTTTTCTAGTTGGTAAGCTATATTTTGTAAAGTATAATTAAATACAGACGAGTAATACACAGATACTGCTTCTTTTATTTTAACAGATAATTCTTCTTGTGACGTGGACATACTATCCTTACTACTAATTAGGTTACTTAAATCAATACCCGCTTCCTTCTCAAGCTGTACTAAAGAAGGTGAAAGATCTAAAGCATTACCTACAGACAAATCTATAAAGTCTCCTGACTTTGTAGTACTAAACTCTACTAGTGCGTCACCTTGATGTAGAACAGCTATATTAACCATACCTGCCCCCCAACTAATAGCAACACCACTCAAACCGTCATCTAATAGTTCATTCAAAGCAATGGCATATCCCTCATTAAGTGGAGACGCATCATAACCCATATCGTTAAGATACACATTCATCATTTCTGTATGGTATATTATATCATAACTTGCATCTATCGGTTTGGCGGGAACGCTATAAACAATTTTATCACCTGTACTACCATCTCCTATAAGTTCTTTGATTAAATACTTAAGCATAGGTAAAGACGCTTTTTCTTTGGGGGAAACAACTCCTTTTCTCAGAGGTCGTTTTGCTACATCATTTCTCTCTATTGCTGTCTGAAGAGCATCCTCCCCAACAACAAGAAAATTATGACCGTCCATAATATACTTACAGTTTTGTTTATCTAATGCTATCTGGATACTATGTTTGTTCACTTCTGATTTTGGTTCTATGGTATAAAAAGCATCCCTTTGCATTTTAAATTCAGGAGAACCATCTTCCCCTACCCTTGCTGCAACCAGCATATTTGTACCAATGTCAAGCCCACAATTACTCATAATTCTAACCTCCGCATTTTAAGTCTGAGCGTCTACATCCATCTTTTGAATGTACTTCCTCATGACATTCTTTACATAACGTTATACACATATCTGTATCAGCAGACTCAATTGGGTTCTGCATTATTCCTTCAAAGTGGTGGCAATGTAATTCAGTATTTATTACTCCACACTTTTGACATGTGTAATTATCTCTTTCTAAAACAAGTTTTCTTAATTCAGGCTGTACTTCACGTGAAGTACCATCTTTATGTCCTTTAGGAAACAATCTCATCCTAAATATAGGACAAGCATCTTTACAATCTTCCGAACAATAGAAACTAGCTTCACCTCTTGTTTTACCATTAACTAAAATCTTAAGCCTTTCACCTACATGGGACCTTTTAGGAGTAAACCATCTGCCACAATAGGTACATTTGACCTGAAGTGTGTTGTAATCATTAGGATCTCTTCTTACTTCTTCCACATAAGAAATTTTTTCAGCATAAGTATCAAATAAAGGTATGTTCTTTTTCCAATAACCACCTTTATAATTAGGATTTTTATTCCCTTTTCTCTTACTAGCAGCCAAGGATATCTTCTTTTTAGATGCTACAGAGTGCTTCTTACCGTAAAAATAATTTTCTTTTCCTTTCTGTCCTATCATATTCCTATACTACTTTAGGTAATTTACCTATTAAGTTCTTTAATTTTTCTGCCTTGTCTGCTACGTTTTCCTTTTCTTCGGTAATAAATGTTTCTGCTTCTATCGTACCCTCAAGTTTATCCTCAGCACTAGCCTCCGAAGGATCTATAAAAACAGTCTCCATTTTCGGCTGATTAGGATCATAAACACCACCATCTGAATCTATGGCTATCTTTTGAGCTACTAGTTCAGCTATACGTTCGTCGTTTATATCTAGTGGCACCGAAGTTTTTTCTTCTAAAACAGATATAGTTTTTTCTTTGTCTCTAATTGCATTTTCTAAAGCATCTAGCTTATCCTGAAAGCGTAGTATTTCATTATCACTAGCCAATACTAATTTTTCATACCTAGCTGTCAAACCATCTAATTCATTAGCTTTTTCATTAATAATAGAGGTTAGTGTAGCTTCTACTTTCTTTATGTTAGAAGCAGCAGTTTCTTCAGCTACAGCAAGAATCTCTGCAGTAGCTTTATTTATCTCTTCATCCAACTGCTCAGGGGTAAGCATACCGGAGGGTATGCTTACATCCTCGTTAGTACTTTCTTTTGGTTCTGATAACTCTCTTTCTAGACTTTCAATTCTAGCAGAATATTCTTTTTTAGTTTCTTTAACGGCATCTGCAACAGCAGTCCTTAATTCCTTATCAAAATCTTCGGCAGACACAGTAGATTTTTGTGTTAACGCTACAGTAAGCTCCCTAATCTGACTTCTTAATTCTTCTATTACAGCGTTGCCCGAAGAAATCACAGGTCCTTCTTGCTGTTGAAGTCTTCGCTGTAAATCCCGTGGACCGCCGGACATCAGCCGCCTTCCATCAGACTTCATATGTACCTTTTTGTCATATTTCATAAATAATCCTTTACTTTTTCTTTTCTTGTATTTTATCAACAAGCCCATATTCGATAGCTTCTTTAGCATCCATCCAATAATCACGTTCCATATCAGTTTTAACTTTTTCAATAGGTTGCCCTGTCACCTCAACATAGTGATTAGCCATCTTTTCTCTTAGCTTCAGAGCGTGTTTCAAATTAATTTCCATATCTGTGGCTTTACCTTGAACACCACCAGACAACTCATGAATCATAACTTCACAGTTAGGTAATATAAACCTCTTACCTTTTGTGCCTGCTGCTAAAATAAAAGAAGCAGCACTGGCCACATTACCAAAACCCAGTGTAACTACATCGTTTTTTATATAGTTTATGCAATCATAAATGGCATACATTGAGGTAATAGCTCCGCCTGGAGAATTGATGTACATATAAATATCTTCATCCTCATCTAGCATTTCCATAAATAAAAGTTGTGCTACAACAATATTAGCCATTTGATCATCAAAGCGTCCAGCTATAAAAATAATCCTATCTTTTAGCAATCTGCTAAATAAATCATAGGATCTTTCTTTGCCTTTCTCATCATGCTCAATCACGTACGGTATTCCTGCCATATTTAAATCTCCTATTCCTAAGTTAAGTCTTATTAGTGCTTCCTATCCATAAACCAAATTCAAATGAAACTTAGTAAAAGTACTACCTCCTGGAGGAGGTGGTACATTAAGTGCTACTTTTCGTATATTATAAACATCCCCAGGATTTCCAGAAATCGGAGCATTTACTTCCTCAGAATATTCACTTTCACCATAACTATTGTAAGCTGTAACAGCAAAATAGTAAGTATCGGCTTCGTTTATAATCAGCATCCCAGTATCAACATCCAAAACATCTAAAGGCGATGTCACTACAGTAGGCTGATCTACTGTAACTATCTGCATATATGTTACGCCAGGATCAGGATTTACATCGAGCCTTGCCGTAGTACCTATAGCAATAGTAGCCTCACTTTCGTAGTGTGGTCCTGGAACCAAATCCCCTGAACAACAAACTAAGAATCTACTATCAGTACCCCAATATATTTTATAACCGTCAGCCTCAGCCACTTTGTTCCACTGTAAGGTAACGTCTGCTGCAAGAACAGCTGTTGGAATTCCTAGTGCTAAAACACCGGCGGTCGTTATAAATTTTCGTCTATTCATTATCATCTTCCAGATATTTTGAGTGTTGGTGTGATATAAGTTCATTTAGAACATCAATATCCTCAATATCAAGATTGGCTGCACCATCACCGTAGCAGTCAACAATACCATCACAAAGAGTATCCCAAGCGACCATCAAAAAGCTACCGTCCCAAAGCAAACTGTAAAAACTAATCAACGCAGTCTGACTTCTCAACTCCAAAGTTTGGCTAGCCATGTATTTTCCGATAGTCGTTATTCCCATGTTCAGTTTTATTATTCCCTTTGCTTAAGCAAGTTTTTAAAAAAAGATTCTAAGAGTCTTTAGTATTCTTAACGGTGTACTTTAGTATACCGTTACTTTAGTTATTATATGGGTTCCCAGGTAGGAACCCTAGTAGGTTCCTGTACAGGAACCCTATTTCTTACTTTAAGACATAAAACGAGCAACTTTCTCCTTTGCTATTATAACCCTATTTGATCTCATATTTCTTCTTATTGTAGCTGTCATTAATAAAGTTTCTTTCTTTTTTCCGTCCGTTATTTCCCACGAACCTAGCACATAATAGATTTTATTATTGAGTTTTACCTTCTTTATATATCCTAGTTCTTCAAGAGTTTTTGTTAGTTTTGATATATAAGGTCTTTTAAACCCAAGTTTTTTAGCTATTATATCCTGTGACCATCTTGCTGCTAAATATCTTTTGTTGTAAAAAGTATCTAATATGAACTTACGTTGACCTCTTATAATTTCTTTTCCGTTTTTAGGTCTCTGTATGTAAGTCAATAGATACTCGTAAACATTACATAAACTTCCGTTTTTCATACGTATAAATCTTCTTCGTTCATCACTTCTATATATGTCGTTAGGTATTGCTGTTTGAGATTCATTAACATCATCTGCTAGTATTTCTAATGTATCTAAAGCATCTAGCTTCATAAATTCTCCTATGTAAATATTATTTCTTAACCACATGCCTAAATATAATCATTAATTTGTATTTGTCAAGAGCTAAATATCCTATCATTCTCAATAATCGAATTTAAAACGTTCTTGCTACTATCTTTGTGGAAATTACACGCGTATACTTTACAGTCCAGCATTTCTTTTAAAAGTAAACACATGTGTTCTTCTATCAGTGTGTCCATGCCCTGATCTACTAAGTCTTCTATTTCCTCTAACTCTTCATCACTGAAATCGTAATAATCAAAATTAAATGGTGCGATAATCCTGGACATTCTATAAACACATGATCTACAAATGGAATTTCCAAGTATAGTAGTATCTACATCTGATGCCATGATATTACCCCCTATTTTTATCTTTGGTAATACGCTCTCTGTATGGCTTCTTCAGTCTTACCTCCTTTAATTTTTCCGGCAGCTTTCAGTCTTTTAATTTCAGCATTAATGCTATCAGCATTTCTTCCAGATAATAGCTCCTCTAGTTCTTTAATGGTTTTAACATGGTAGTTGTTAATCAGTACAGCTTTTTCTGAATATAACCACCTCTTTCTTCTAGCCATTATCTTTATAATCCTCCACCTTTTTAACCTTAACTGCTTTTACTAATTCTTTCATAATTTTAAATGTTTCCTTGTCTATGTCGTTCTTTGCAGACTCCATAGCCTTTTCAATGCTTTTTTCTAACTCAGGTTTTCGTTCTTTCTCCCACCAATGACTCTTTAGTCTACCTAAAGAATCGGTGAAGCTTCTACCAGAGTTAAATACTTCGAAACGCTCGTCAATTTCTTTTGCCATAACGAAACCTCCCTTCTGATAAAAAGATTGGCACTTCTATTTTTACACAGGTTAGTTAAATAACCACGATGGTTTAGATTTTTGATTTTCGCTATAGGTAGATTATCAATCTTTACGACCACGATACCGTTGATTTTTTCGACACTACCGCCAGACTTGAATATCGCCTGTTAGGATAGTGTCTCTCTTAGTTTACGGTACCGCTTATCCATCTGAGCCCACAGTTTTTGCCCTAATTCAGCACCCAATACGTTTTGGTATATCACCCCATACATCCCATTGTTCTTTGTCCATGACATGAGGCTCAGGGCTTCTAAGACGGTCTTACCCACTAAGGTTTCTTTTTCCATTTCCTTATCAATCCTATAGTTGTTAGTACACCTACTGCTATTGTAGTTATACTTGCTATTAGTATTATGTTACTACTTTCATTTACTACTGTTACCTTTATTATCTCTGGTATTGTAGGTGGACCTCCTGCTAGAACAATAAAAGGCAAAAAGCAAACTGACGCAATAATAATCTTTAATGGTGTGAGATTCATTTTTTATTCTCCTTATACTACTTCGGTTTTATCACACTGATCTAATAAATTCTTATCTATCATTTCTACCCATTTGAGTAAACAGCCTTTACACACAGTACCTTCTGTTGAATAGCCATCAGCACCCTCAAAGTACACGTAAGAATCTTTATCTATTATGTATTTTTTAAATATATTTACATAGGACCCTGTCCTAGAACCGCATACATTACATACTAACTCGCCTAAACCCCCGTCTGATTTACGGGGATTTGATATTACTTCTGCTTTAATCATTGTTTCCTCCATAACTCAGTCATGATACTACTGTCTATCTAAAATATAATTATAAAGTTTGTAGTCTTCTTTTATATGACTGAAACTTTTTATTCTATAACCTTTAGTATTAACTTTAAAATCTCTACATTTACTTTGTAGGTTTACACACCCACTATTCATAATTTAATATCTCATCTTAAACATAACTACCTATTTGGGTTTGTCAAGTCTTGTGGCTAATTGGGGCGTTCGCCGTCGAGGGTTCTCAATTCCCTGCTTTGTTTACTTTACGCTCTGAGAGGAGCAACCATGCAGCTTTGACGACCTTCTTTATAAGAAATCCCCATATCATGGATTTTTAATTAGCCTTTATTTATTTTCTACTACTATTCCACCGCACATATCACAAGTATCTGCCTCTTCCTCTAAAAGTAAAGGTACCCCACATAGCTTACAGTATCTATCTACTACTCTGCTTTGCTCTGGAGGTATCCATTTCTTAGGCTTTGGTGGTTTCCTCATCATTAGACTCCCCTTTTTCTTTTTTTATGAAATCAGCAAATGATTGTTTTTCTTCTTTGGGCGCAGTGGTTGTAAACTGAGCCGTAGGAGTAGCACCTGGTATTGCAGCATTTGCTGCAGCTTCTTTCTTAGCTCTGATACCATTCTCAAACCTATCCATTTCCTTCATTATGATCATAGATAAATCTTCTTGTTTAATGAATCCTACATCAACTAAAAAGTTCATGATTCCAATTATATACATTTCAAGTAGTGCACCATAACCATATATCTCTTGAAACTTACCTGACCTTAAATTAAATTGCTGATTTATTTCCATTATATATACCCCTCATTTAATTCATTATATGCATCGATAGCCTTATCAGGATCGCCTACACCTATGTTAATATAAATTTTATTCTTCATACTATACACATACCACTCTATAGATTCTGTTCCTGTATTCATCCTACCTTCTGTAGCCTGTATTTCTAGTATTACAAAAGGTAATGTCTTACCTAATACTCTACCTTTAGTAGCAACAAATATATTTATATTATCCATAAAAGATCTCATATCCTCTATGTCATCATAAATTACTAGCTCATCGTCTATACTAAGTATTTCAGATTCATAAGGCTGTCCATTTTCGCCAGGCGGACCTATACCGTGTGCAACTATATGATACCAAATTTTAGATTCGTTAGTCATCCTTATCACCCTTAACTCCTATAGTTTTTATCAATAAGTCTTCAATCTCACTGTATATTCTCATTTTTTTAAGTAGGTCTTCCTTATCTTTCATTTCACCATAACTAAAACAGGTAAAACCTCCAGCGCGTACAGCTGTGTAATAAGAAAAAGCCCAGGTATGGTAATATGGTTTTTTCCACCAAGAAGCATCTTCCTTGATATCTATTTTCATAAAACTATAAAATTCTTTATCTGCAAATTTACGATCGGATTCTTCTCCACCTCTCCAGTAGTAAAAGTCGTGCTGATCACATGATGCCCTGAATATGAACTGAGGCGGCTTTATGCCGCCCCAAGCCTTTGGTCCACACCCATTACAAAGTACGTCTTTTTGTTCTGGTGTTAAATCACTAAATCTTAGTTTATCCATACGTCTTTCCTACCCCCTTACGTTTTAAGTACTTTTTAATTACGTTACATGCATCTGCTTGTGCTGTCCCCCAACCTTCCTCAGAAAAATAATTTTCGAAAATATCATCAGTTGGATTATTTATTAGCACCTGATTGATGTGAATATCTACAGAAGTCACCAGTATTTTAACAGCATCTACAAATTCCATAAGAGGTACCCCCTAATTATCTATTTATTTTTTTCTATGAGTTACATTCTATACTTTTTTCCTCCCTCACCATTTCTAATCCTTCCAAATACGCTATAACTGCTATCTTTAATAATTCTATATTATCATCATCTATTTGTATATTACTTAGATCTACTTTTACAAACTCTACCAAATCCTCTAGACTTTTCTGAAGCATTGCATCTTCTAAGTTCACTTCTTCCATAATATAACCTATTGCCATATTTGCAAAAACTGTTGCTCCTTCATCAGAGTATTCATCGGAGTTACAAGCAACTATGAATTCATTTGCTACTTTTTTTACATCACATATACTATCTGGATTATTATCTGATACTTTATATCCTAACCCACGACTTACTTGTTTAATTACAAATTCAGTAGTATCGTTCTTCTCTATACCTAAACCTATAGTAGAACAACCAACACCACCTAAAAGAAACAAAGCAGTAATTCCTACAATGAACAACTTTTTCATCTTATTCAACATAGTTAAACCTCCTTTATTTTTTTGTACTTCCACCAGTTTCTCATATTGAACCCGTACACAGGTTCTAGTACTTCTCCCCTCCTTTCTACAGGGAAAAATTTACTGGCTTTAACCATACTACGAGTTAAAAACCCGTTATCTAATACCCAAAAATCATCTCCTCCTCCGCTTTCATACCAACAAGCAAACATGTGACCGTATACATATACCATGCCTATATTGTTTTCAGGAAAAGCGTTATGTCTTAAATAAGCCCACATTGCTACAGCAAATCCATCGCAATCATCTCTGAATGTATTTAGTACCTCATCAGATGTAGCCCAATAATCACTAAGACCATAATTTTGTATATCTTTTACAAACTCCATTTTCCTTTGTACTTTTTTCAAAATATTTCGGACTGCCCATCTAGCCCAAATACCTTTTAGTGGTGTTACTCTTTTCTTACCTAATTCTATGTGCCCTACATGCCATAAGTATTCAGCCTTCTGTCTATCCTGCCAATCAGCTATTTTACCTATTACATACATATTTTCAGGCATCATAGTTCTTACATATTTATGTTTAGGTTTACTTTTAAATAACCACCACATTAGCATCCACCGCCATCATCATCTGGAGCTAGATCTTCGCAATCTCTAACATCAGCCCAATTCGAATTCCTATCAAACTTACTACATGCTTTGTCTCTTTTCAACACCGTAGGTCTAACACTGTTTACATAACTATTCATAAAATCATCTCTGTAAACCACCTGGGGTGGGTTGTAATAACATTTATAAGTCATTTTGTTAAACCTATAAATCCATTTGCATTCACCACACCTTTTTGGTGTCATATTCATGTAAAGTTCCTCCTCTTCTTTAGGTGGTTTTACAATCGGCATGGGGGCATAACCAGAAACTTTAGGCAAACCCCATGAACCAGATACAGTAGTTGGTTGGAATATTCTTTTGATTAGATTTTTGATGTGGTCCATAATTCTTACTCCAGATCGAACATTGTATTGATAGCCCTCAATACTCTAAATAATTTATATAAAATAGTTAGGTGGTTCTCTGTTACATTCCTAGTACTTAATTTTTCCAATATGTATATTGTTTCTTTGTAATACAATTTAATAAACTCAATATCATCTAAAGTTATTAAATCCCTAACATTATGAAACCGATCGGCTAACTTTATCAGTAAAGCCTCATCGGTCATTTTTAATATTTCTATACCTAAATATACCTTTTTTCCTAGTATTTCTTTCTGTTTTTGATCAATTGTTAGTTCTTGAACTAGGTTTGCTATGTTTTCGTTAAACTCTACTGTTAAATCCTCTTTTGTAATTCTAGTATCCTCTATCACATCATGTAATAAAGCAGCAGCTATCATATCTGTGTCTTCTACTACTTTTGCTACTTGTAATGCAACTCCCATAGGATGGAATATGTAAGGCTCACCGCCTCTTCTTACTTGACCTGTATGAGCCATCACTGCGAAATGGTACGCCTTCTTAGTTAAATCATTCATTATTATCCTTTCTACTTATTCAGAAGTTAGTTAAATAACATATAAAATGCTACTGTTAGTATGAATATTAAACTACCTAAGTTAGTTCCTGTTATAGGCAATCTAATATAGCTAGGTTCCAGCTTAAACCTCGGTGGAGGTGCTGGGTACTTAGGTGTAGAATAGATCTGTCCTGGTTTAAGTGGTGGATATTTTTCCATTTTAAATCTCCCTTGTACAGATAGACTGTAACGAAATAGCAGCATATCTTTCTGCTATTATTTTATAGCCTGGATATGTATAATGTAAAGGCTGAAGACCACCATCTACATCATCCGTACGAATTAAATAAGCATTAGGATATTTTTCAACTATTTCACGATTTACACCTTCCATCTTTTTCCATTCAGGTGTCTGCTGATATCTGTTTAACTGCCCAACTATTAATTTAAAAGGCATACCAAGATCACGATTAAGCTGATTGTACACATTATCAAAACCATGTAGATATTTAGACACTTTACGTTGGAAAATATCTGAACCGCCTTGCTTCCAGATAAAATCAATCGAAGTAATGTTTCTACCGTCAATAGCTATTTTTACCTTCTTAATTAGTGTTTTGTATACTCTACCATTTAATTGCTCATCCCACCATTTTATTTCTAATCCCCCTATAGCATGTTTTACAAAGATTGTGTGGTTGGTTCCCACTTCCCCGTTGATA